CTACCACCATCTCCACCACCATCTCCACCACCACCATCACCACCACCACCATCTACCCCACCACCATCTACTCCACCATCTACACCGCCATCTCCACCACCATCACCACCACCACCATCTCCACCACTTCCATCGTTGCCACCACCTCCATCACCTCCACCTCCGTCTCCGCCACCACCAAAACAACCACCTCCGTCTCCACTATCACCACCACCATTACCCCTGAATCCACCATCACCACTATCACCACCATCACCACCATCACCACCACCCCACCCCTCATCGCCACCACAGCCACCACCATCACCACATCCACCACCATCACCGCTTCAACCACCTCTAGATCCTCCAAAACCTCAACCTGAATCACAAGACGACAACACTGTTATAATTTTAGTCTCTATACTTGTTCCACTTGTTCTAGGTGGCGGTGCGACTGGATACTACTATTACAATAAAAATCAAAAAGGTAAACGCAAAAAACTTAAAATATCGAATCGCACGGGTTCAAGACCAGTTCCTAGATCAAGATCAGTTCCGAGACCGAAATCAGCTCCTAGACCGAAATCAGCTCCTAGACCGAAATCAGCTCCTAGGCCAAGAGTTTCTATACCAAAACCAGTTTCACAATCAAGCAGACGGAGGTCAGTTCCTAGTAAATCTTCAAGAGCGAGAATATCTGACAGAGTTTAAAAAAATATAAAACTAAAAAAAAAATAAATTAGATAATGTATTTTTTTTTATTACAAACACTAAAAATGAGTGATAGTAATAGTACTGTACCTACTACAGAATTCTCCGTGAACATATCCGATCCTTGGACAATTACTGCGATTTCGTTATTATCTATTTTAGTTACTGTTGCAAGTTACAGAATATACTATGTGACATGCAAATCTAAAAGTAAAATTAGAAACAGTACAGTGGATGTTTCCAGAGTGAAAGTTCAACCTAAAAAGACAAATTTTCAATCTCGTGCTCAAATGAGGTCTTCACAATAGATTTGACACATTCAAACTCTCAATTTTTTTTTTAGTTGCTAGAAGAAACTAAATGAGTTCTAAAGAAGAAAATAAAAAAAATTCCGCAGATTTTTCTGCGGAACGAAATGAATTTTTTATGAGACAGAGTGTTGGTAAAAAACTAAATCCACCGAGAATACAACCAACAACATCTGCTAAAGCTTCAAACGAAGTTGTTGAAACTGAACCAACTGTAGACACAAACGTTGAAGTCGATGCCGAACAAACTATTAAAGCTGTAATGGAAGCACTTGTAACAGTCGGAGATGACGCTTCTAAACATTTATCAAGTGAAGATAAAAAATTTATAAAAACTGTTTGTTTAAAAGAAGATTCAACCTATACTAATGTTATGTACGTTCTAATAATACTGTTGATAGGATTTGCTGTAGGAAAAACTATGAAATAATTATTTATAATTATAAATAATTAATCATCAAAATCTTCCATAGGCTCGTCGACTTCTTCTTCGTCAACGTTTCTTGGAGCTAGTAATAGCTTTATGTAACTGCAGTTCACCTCGTCTCCGATCAAATAAGTAAGACACAGAGGCATCTTTTTTTTTATATTTGCAATTAACTTAGACTTCGGAGGACCCGGGAGTGCATTTACAAAATGATGAAGATTTGTAGAACTAAATGTTCCTTCATAAACTGTTTCTAGATTTTCTTCCTCGATATCTTCATAAGATTGAACGTCAAGACATTCTTTTACACGAATACTTCCATCTGATGGATCTTTTTCAGTAATGCATCTCATAGTATCTTTTATAGTGGAATTTCCTTCACAAGTAAACATAGTTACACATTTTTTAGTACCTTCTTTTTCTTCTGATTTAACCTGAAACTTTAAAAGTTCTGAATTTATAGCTTTTCCGTTGTTCAAGTTTGCTTTTAACATATTAAGGTCTATTTCTACTTGAATTTTATATTCGAAAATTGGAGGCTTAAAATTGGTTTCTTCTGCAATACGTGTTCCCATAGTGATTGTTGTATCACGTGCTCTATCACTAACATCGAAACCTCTTACGTCGATTTTGTGACCTCCAATCTTTCCTCCGATTTCAACGGTATATCTCGGTTGCATACATTTCAAAGCTGTCAACATTTCTTTTAAATCCAGTACAAAGGATAAATCTTCAGGTATATTACAATGTTCATCTACAGCAAGTCTTGCTGAAACACAACAAACTCTTGACATATCCGTAATATCTATACATAAATAGATATGTTCGGTATTATCTTCTTTTTTTAATTTCTTCAATTGAAATTCTGCTCGAGACATAATACCAACAACTGAAGATACTACCGTTTTTATTGAGTTTGGCTCGTGGAAAAGGATCTTCCATCGTTCAGGCGAAGCAGTATACATCAAGTCGTTGTGTCTTTGGTTGTATATTGTGTCTGATCCTTAATCTGATTTGCCATGTGTTTATTTATATTTTCAAATTCATTATTAATAATTATTTTGTCTATACCAATTACATCCCTTCTTCTTCCAGTATATTTAAAGACAAATGTAGGTAGTTTTGAAATTTTGTATATGGCACATAGTTCTGGGTTTTCGTCTGCATCTATACATATTACTTCAATGTTGGGATATTTTTCCTTTAGTTCATCAATGTGTGGTTTAATTGTTTTACACGGACCACACCATTTTGCTTCAAACTTTAAAACACACGTTTCTGGTATTTTTACTTCGCTGTTCATTTTTTATTAATGTTAAAAATATTAAAAAATACAAACGTAAAAAATCAGTTTTTTTTATTTTTTTAATTTTAAAAAATGAAAATTTGCATAATTGGTGCAGGTGTTGCCGGTCTTCAAACTTTAAAAATTTTAAGTGATGATTATGAATGTCATATATTTGATAAAAAAGAAGAACCTGGTGGTGTTTGGTATGAAAATTATGATGGTTATTCACTTCAAGTTCCCAAGGAGTTGTATGAATTTGTAGGTTTCCCGTCAAAAGAAAAAAAAGGTACATTCCCATCTGGCGAAAGTGTTCAAAAATATATAAATGATTACGTACAACATTACGAACTTAGGAAAAAATCAATATTTCATATGAAAGAAACAATAGATACAATCATTAAACTTCCAAATGACAAGTGGAATGTTGTTTCCACAAAAAAAAGTTATGAATTCGATTATTGTATAATTTGTACAGGAATGTATAATACACCTCATATACCGGAAGAGTATGAATTCGAAGAAACATTGCATACTTCAGAATTTGTGGATGCTAGTATTGTAAAAGATAAAAATGTATTGGTAATCGGTGGTGGAAAGTCTTCGATAGATTGTGCATTTGAATCTACAAAATATGCAAAAGAAGTTTGTATCTATAGCAGAGAACTTCATTGGCCAGTTCCTAGATTAGTTTTAAATATTATTCCTTTCAAGTTTTTAACTTATTCTAGATTAGGTCATTTTTTATTACCGAAGCATTGGAATATTACAGATGAAGAAAACAAATGGCACGATCGTTTCAAGTCTTTAAAAGAGTTTGCTTTTGGATTACTTGAAAAAGTTTTTTCTATACAGTTCGGTTTAAAAGAAGTTCCTAAAAATTCACTTGTAAAAGATCTCTTCAATGGCGGTCAAATTCTAAACTATGATTATTACAATTGTATAAACAATGGTACAATTAAAAAAATTAAAAAAGATGAAGTTGACAGTTGCATTGAAAAATCCGATGTTATAATATGTGGAACTGGGTTTACCAAAGATTACAGCATTTTTCATGATTCTGAAAGTCTTGGAGTCGAAAAAGACGGTTTATGGCTTTATAAAAATATAATACACCCAAACATTGAAAACTTGGCGTTCATAGGTTCGGAAGTTAGTACATTTAATAATATTCTTACTCAGTATGTGCAGGCAAAATGGCTTAAATATCATTTAGATAATGAAGGATTGGAAACTGATGTTGTACCATCTCGAAAACTTATGAATGATTATATAGAAAATGAAAAAAAATGGAAACGGTCGTGGATGTTAAATACAAAAGAGAGATCTAGTTTAGTACAATTACACATGACAAAATATCATGACATACTAATGGAAGACATGAAAATCCAAAAAGTGAAAAATAAATTGTGGAATTGGTTGTCTCCCATCACTTCTATGGATTTTGTTTTTTGATTGTTAAAAAAAAAAATGTTTTATTTTAATAAAAATGAATTCTTTTTATTTGTTATTCTTTTTTATTGACACAGTTATTTCAAGTTCTCTTAGTACTATAAGTGATATATCCTCTGATTTCACAAAAATACGTTTTAATACCACTTTAAATTTTTTTACTAATTCTCATGGATATTCTTACACTATAAATAGTGCACATATAATTTCACCATGTGCTGGATTTATAAAAGTAACTGGATTAGATCATGTAGTCAATATTTTAAGAACTACAGATATTTTAGTATTCTCAAGAACTAGTGGTAGTAGCGATAGAGAAGTAATTTCCATGAAACCATTTAATGAAAAGGATTATGAACATAATTCTACATACAATACTAATATTTTTGTTTCCCCAATGTATCTTCCTTTGAATAGAATTCAATCTTGTGATATTGTACAAGACACAGTAATTTATGTGGATCATTATCGCACAAACGGCCCAGACGACTGGGTTTATCAAGATCTTGGTTCGTTTATTTGGACTGCAACCGACGGGCATCAAGATGTTGAGTGGAGTCTTGATCGCACTACACACAAATTACTATGGGATGAAAATCAAAATAATGGTCTACAAGAGATTTCTGGTGATCAGTTGCTTCCTTCATCAACAAGACAGAATATTACTGTTTCTATTGGACATGTTCTTCTATTTGAAAGCAATAAAGATGAAATTAAAATATATAACGATACTTGCGAATCTACCGACCTAGATGGGCCTGAAGCTCAACAAAAAATGCCTACAGATTATTCTATTGTCGATACAGTATTAAATTCCGTTTCTACAACTTCTGTGTTTGTTATACAAAACGGTCAACTACAACCAGGAAATAATAATCATATCGTTGATTTACGTCCTGGTGGTGCTTACTGTTTGTACAAGGGTGATGAATCGGTATTCTTTAAGATTAAACACAATTTAGTAATATCTGGTCCACCATCACCACCACAACAACCACCAGCACCGTCGGCACCAACACTATCACCACCACCACCAATCTCCACTTCAACAGTTTTATTCAACCAACAAGTAAATCGCAGGTACATTCCAAGTAATAGCACAGTTGAACGAAGATGTAGGGAAGTGTTTCCTAACCCTAATCAGGATTTACAAGTATTTAGACATGATGGTTTTTGCGCATTTGATTTTGCTACAGTATCATGGATACCCGATGGAATGATTCAACCAGGAGATTCCTACACTGTTGTTCTTCCAAATTACGTATCGACTCCATTATCTTACAATGTTACTTATACACCATTTACAGTCTCCGCTTCAACAGTTTCTTTCAACCAACAAGTAAATCGCAGGTACATTCCAAGTAATAGCACAGTTGAACGAAGATGTA